AAACGAAGAAAACACTAAACAACTTATGGATCATCTTAAGTCTAAAAACTTTAAAGATATGCGTAAGTGGGTTGCAGACAATATGGATACTGAAGCTCATGCGATCTTTCGTAAGATCTATGACAATATGTCTGAATATTTGCAACCACATTCGATTCCACAAATCGTTCTCATTCTTGCCGATTATCAGTATAAAAATGCATTTGTTGCAGATCACGAACTAAATGTAGTTGCGTGTATGACTGAAATTATGGCATCCGCAGAGTGGAAATGATGTGGGAATATTGGTGTAAAGCTATAGGAGCAAAAGCATATGACGATGACGATAAAGCTGACAGAGTTGCAATTATTCGTACTGGGTGGGTGGTCCTTCACATTCTTACTTGCCTTGCTATTATCTTAAACGCAATTGCTAATCATGGATGGAGACTATTAGGATTATGAAAAAGAAAACTGGCATTACTGCTTCTGCATTTGATCTGCTACACGCAGGTCATATTTTAATGCTACAAGAAGCTAAAACTGTGTGTGACCATTTAGTTGTTGCACTTCAAACTGATCCAACAATAGATCGTCCATCTAAAAATAAACCTATTCAAACAATCGAAGAACGCTTTGTCCAGTTATCTGGATGCAAATTTGTTGATGATATTATCACCTATAATACCGAAGCTGAACTAGAAGCTATATTTAGAAATCTAGATGTAGATGTTCGTATTATTGGTGAGGAATATAAAGATAAAGAATTCACAGCAAAGGATATATGCATTGAACGTGGTATAGAAATATATTATAATTCTAGAAAGCATTCTTATTCAACAACAGAACTACGTAAGAGAATATTACAACATGAATCCCTTTGATTATCTTACCGCAATTAACCATAGTAAAAAAGATATTATGGTTGATGATCTGGCAGAAAAAGACTATAACTCATGGATGGTGAATCGTGGTCTTTCTTATTTTCCAGACACTGTTCTTCTCGCTAATGAGATGAATATCCGTCATACTATAGACTCACGTCTTCAATTTGACTTTCTTATAAATACTATTAGAAAACAAAAACGTTTTTCTAAATGGTTAAAACCGGATAGTATTGAAGCTATAGACGCTATTAAACAATACTATGGATACAGTAATGAGAAAGCGCGTACTGTTTTACGTGTTTTAAGTAAACAACAAATTGATGAATTGAAAACAAAGGTCTATAAAGGTGGAAGAAAATAAAGAAATAACATGGACTCCAGCCATGATGCTGGAGATTGCATTGAAAGAGCCGGATGATTTTTTAAAGATCCGAGAAACGTTAACTAGAATTGGAGTAGCATCGAGGAAAGACAATAAGCTATATCAATCTTGTCATATTCTACATAAACAAGGTCGATACTTTATTGTGCATTTCAAAGAGCTATTCTTGTTAGATGGGAAACCTTCTAACTTAATGGATAATGACATTCAACGTCGTAACACAATTGCTACGTTGTTATCTGACTGGGGATTGCTGGACATTATTAATATGGACCAATCGAAAGATAAAGCACCTCTTAGACAGATTAAAGTCATTCCACATAAGGAAAAGAATCAATGGGACTTATGTCCTAAGTATAACATCGGGAATACTTAAATGCTAACGTTCAAGTCTTACTTAGATGAAGGTGTCAATGACCCCGCTATATTCAAAGCTGTGTTTTTAGCTGGTGGTCCCGGATCTGGTAAGTCATTTATTGTCGGTAAGACTGCGTTAACATCATTAGGTTTCAAACTAATTAATTCTGATATTGCTTTTGAACGTAGCTTAGAAAAAGCTGGTTTAGATAAAGGTAACCCTGATGACATCTATTCTAAAGCTGGCCAACTAGCAAGAATTTCTGCAAAAGCTTTAACAGATAAACAAATGAATTTAGCTGTCCAAAGTAGACTTGGATTAGTAATTGATGGTACAGGTAAAGATTTTGATAAGATCAAGAAACAAGCAATAGCGCTAAAGAGAATAGGCTATGAAGTTTCTATGATATTTGTAAATACAGATCAAGAAACTGCAATGGCACGTAATAATAAACGTGATCGAAAACTTCCAGATGTAGTAGTATCTAAAATGTGGAAGCAAGTACAAAGTAACATTGGTAAGTTTCAAAACCTTTTCGGCAACATGATGATTGTTGTTGATAATTCTGATGGCGCTAATTATGAGGGCGCTATTAGATCTGCTTATAGAAAAATGGCAGCATTTGCTAAAAAAGAACCAAAGATGCCACAGGCAAAAGCTTGGGTTCAAGGGCAGAAAAAGAAGTAAACTCATATATATAGTATTGGATGCCGCATGGTGCGGGTCCATCTACAACCTTGCTAAATAGGAGGTCAATTATGACAGGCAATACTTTTACGTTCCCTCGTGGAGCATTCGTTGGTTTCGACCACATCTTTAATGATCTTGAAAGAATGGCACATGCCCACAAGAAAGATCATTATCCACCTCATAACGTAGTAAAACATTCGGACGACGAGTATCTAATTGAACTCGCCGTTGTTGGCTTTAAACAAGCTGACATCGAGATCACTATGCACGACGGTATCTTAATTATTAAAGGAGATCGTGAGCATAGACGAGATCAAGACCTTTATGTCCATAAGGGTATTAGCGGTAGAAAATTCGAGAGGTCATTCAGACTTTCCGAATTTGTAGAAGTAGTAGGAGCTGATCTTGCGGACGGTCTACTTACGATTCATTTGAATAGAATCGTCCCAGAAGAAAAGCGTCCCCGTAAAATTGAAATTAACAACAATAACGGGGTAACTTATGACCACACTAGCACTACAAAGCCTGAGCTTCTCAACGAAGCTTCTTAATGGCTTATACGAAGGCGTAAAGAAAACACTACACGGAATGATGATTGGCTACATGTTAGCCAGACAGAATCAAGCAAACCGATATATTGCAGAAAGATTAATCTGCGAATATAGAGATACGCACACTGTAGCATCGCTTCACGCTGAATTAAATAGAAAAACGTTGGAATCCCTTACTAAGGAATTCTCATAAGATGTTGAAAGCAATTTTAGATTTCTTCACAATGTCTCATGAAGAAAGACGTAGAAAGGCTATTGAGAATTATTTAGCAAGATCTACTGATCTTGTTGATCTCGAAAGACGCCAACGCAATCTAATGAATGGTAATATTACTGTTCTATAATGTATAAATAAAATTGAGGGCTGCCACACTGGTTGCCCTCTAACACACACAACACACAGGAGACAATTATGTCACAAAACAAAAATCCCTTCGAAATCCGTACAGATATGCTAGCAATGGCTAAAGATTATATGGACCAACAATACCATATGAACGTAGCTTTTGCAGAAAAAGCATTAGAACTTAATAAGAAATCTATTGAAGAAGTACAAGATATGTACAAGATGTATTCAATTGATGAGCTTATGGAAAAAGCGAAAGAAATGTATTCTTTTGTTTCGAAAAAAGACTAAAAGTTTAGAGGGGTCTTAGGGCCCCTCTCCCTTTATTATGGAGACATATATGACTGATATTAAAATCGTAAGAATTTCAACGGGTGAAGAGCTTATTTGTTCTGTATCTGAAGAAGGACAAGAGCACTACACTCTCAAAGACGTTGCAATTCTAATTCCCACCCAACAGAATTCTCTAGGATTAGCACCTTTTATGGCATACTCTGATGCTCCAAAAGGTATGACCATTCCAGCATCATTTGTGATGTTTATGGTTGATCCTGTAGAAGACCTTAAAAATCAATATAAAACAATGTTCCAAAAGGTGATTACTCCCGAGAAAAAAATCATCATTTGATGTTTACTTTTCAAGAAAACTGTGATATAATATTATCATAACGTTGGAGAAAACACATTGGAATTTTATACAAATATTGCACGCTACGGCAATAGTCTATTATATCGTGGCTATAAGAATGGCCACAAATTTGCTGATAGAATCAAATTCTCACCCACCTTATACGTAGCGGATCCCAAAGGCACCGCGTATACCATGAATGGTGTGCGCGTGTCGCCGCGTTTGTTTGACACAATGCGTGAGGTTCGTGAGTATCAAGACCAGTGGAAAGACGTAGCTGGTAGAGATAATACCTTATATGGTAATACTAATTTCATTGCTCAATTCGTCTATGAACAATGGCCAGACGATATTGAGTTCAATCGTGACGTAATTAACGTATCCACAATCGACATTGAGGTTGCTTCTGATGAAGGTTTCCCTAAGCCTGAAGATGCTAACTATCCAGTAATCTCAATCGTTATCAAAAACAATATCGACAACATGTACTATATCTGGGGTCTAGATGATTACGATCCCAATGCTTGTTCTATCGAAGAAGTAAAAGGTAATATTACCTATGTCAAGTGTGGTGATGAACGTGAGCTTCTTTTGCGATTCTTATCGCACTGGAGTTCTGATCGTCATTGCCCAGATGTTATTACTGGCTGGAATACTCGCTTCTTTGATATTCCGTACCTAGCAAATCGTACAGCTAAAGTTCTTGGTGACGATCACGTTAAAAAGCTATCTCCTTGGGGATTGGTTAACAAGCGTGAAATTACTGTCATGGGTAGAACTCAACAGTACTATGACATTACTGGTATCGCCTCACTCGATTATCTTGAACTATTTAAAAAGTTTGGTTACTCATACGGTCCACAAGAATCATATAAGTTGGATCACATTGGCCACGTAGTTCTTGGTGAACGTAAACTATCTTACGATGAGTTTACTGGTTTGCACGAACTCTATAAACACAATCACCAAAAGTTTATCGACTATAATATCAAAGACGTGGAACTCGTCGATCGTCTTGAAGACAAGATGGGTTTGATTACCTTGGCCATGACTATGGCGTATAAAGGTGGTGTTAACTATACTGACACTCTTGGTACTACTGCGATCTGGGATTCAATTATCTTTCGTGATCTAAGTAACCAAGGTGTGATTATTCCACCA